TAATGTACAGAAACACCATCAACAGGTATAATATCAGTTAGATCGCCTTTACCTATTTCTATAGTTCTAGTTCTAGGGGAACCTGTTTTGTTTTGTCCTTGGGATTTATTTTTATCTGCAGGTTGTTTATCCCTGCTATCTAATACTTGAGCAAGCCCCGTTGATTTATTTTGTTGCGATTCTGTAGATCCAACCATCTCTTCAGGTGACACTGAAGTGCCCTGTGCTTGCAATTCTGCATTTCTAGCTTCAGCTTCTTCAGGCGTTTCTGGAGCTTGTGAATCTTTTCTCATACCCATATAAAATAGTCCGCCCAATGTAGCGGCAGCACCTGCAGATGCAAGAGCAGTTCCTGTAGATAAAGACCCAATTAATCTACCCAATCCACCCGCAGCACGACCTAAAATACCTGGCTTGCCTTTAGGTTTTGGTGTAGTTTTGGGCGATGTGGGTAATCCTATATCAATATTAGGCCCACCTATATTAGATCCAATACCTATTATTTCAGATAATCTATTTGCAATTGCCTGCGCTAATAATTCTCTTTCTTCTGCTTTATTGTTATCAGATGAAGGTTCAATACCTCCAGCAATTGTTTTGGTCTGTATTTCTATATTTTTAGTTAAATTCTCTATAGATTTTGTTAAAGTATCTAAACTATTTTTTAATGTAACAGATGATGCAATAGAATCCTTAGTACTTGATCTATTAATCGTTCTTTTAGAAGTTTTCTTTTCATCGGTTTCAGGGGCAGGTATTGATAATTCTTTTACATCTGTTATTGTTGATTCTACCTTTGATTTTTTTGGTAACAGATCACCGGCTTTATTTGCAGCAAGACCGCCTATAGTGCCCCCTAAAAATGTACCAATGCCGGGAAGCAACATAGTACCTAAAGCTGCACCGATACCAACACCACCTAATGTTCTATAATTGGGCAATCCTGTTGTTTTTTCTAAAAACCCCTCTTGCGGTTTTTTAAATCCACCTACGTTTTTAATAAGATTGTTATCAATCTTGTTTTTGTTTGATACTTCTTTTGTTTTTATGTTCGTTGTTTTTACTTCAGATAAAGTTTTTTCTATATTTTTATTTAATTCTTTTATACTCTCATCTATTCTTTTTAGTTGTTTAGTGCCCTCTACATCCACAACTTCCATCATATCTGAGGTAGGTTGTGTTGGGTTATTTGGTTTAAATAATTCTGGCACTTCCTCATTTTTATTTTTTTTAATTTTAGGCAAAGCCATGTCTATTCCTATTTAATTACCTTTAACGAGCACTAAATTCTTTTAGTCTTATTTTTTCATTTTCATTTCTAATATAATTTTGTAATAGCCCGACATAAACTTCTCTTTCCCACGGTATCATATTTTCTATTTCGGTTAAAGAATATTTATGATGTTGCATTAATGAAAAATTCAATTGATAATAATTTGCAAGATCATCGTGAGAAAGAGTTATACGAAAAAATTTTGTATACCTTCTACAGAAGTTTTATTCTGTGTTCCGCAACTAGGGCACTGTACATCAATATGTTGAACAACTTTAGGTCTCTTATTAAAAAACTCTTCTAATTTATCAATTTGTTTCTTTGTAAACGAATTTAAAAATTCGGTTAGTTCTTCATCGGTGAATGTAGATCTATCCATATAATTATCTTTGGTAAATACTGCATTTACACAATTTTTTATTATTTCAATTGCTTTTTCACTTGTGGTATTTTCATATAAATCCAATATTTCCTCAAATTTAGGGTATCTCATTTCGACACCCACAGAATCATCTATTAGAATTCTATTATCTTGTTTTGTTTTATTTTCTATTTCTGCTTTTGTTATATCTAAAGCAAATGGTATTTTTTCTCCGCAGTCACAATTAACAAATATATTTGTTATTTCACTTATTGATTTTGCTCTTATTTGTAAAAACAAATATTCCAAATCAAAATGTGCTAATTTTTCAACATCAATTTTATTGAAAGTACAAACATCTATTAGTTCTTTTACTATTCTGGTAATTTCATCTGTATCCGCATCTATCGCAGATAATAATATCTTATATTCTTTAACTAAAAATGGTCGATATTTTATTTTTTTATTTGTAGATGGCAAAACCATTTCATAGGTAGGTGTTTCTAATTTAGGTAAAGGCATAATTTAACTCCATCATTATAAGTCTAATCTTAATCCTGTATTTTGTCCAAAAGGCTTATTTGTATCTTGCACCAAAGGTGTTTTTTGTTGGTTTGATAATGTAGTAGTTGTATACCATTTTCTATAAGTAAACAATACATTTAGTTTATGAAAATCATTAAAACTTTCATTACTTAGATTTAACATTTCTACAGATCTAGGAAATGCTTCTTCTAATACTACAGTATAGGTTGGATTATCCTGTTCATCTAATTGTGTTATTGTTATTTCTGAAATATAATCAGATTGATACTTAACATTAAATGTCTCGGGATCGACAATAGAAAAAACCCAAGCATCAAAGAATTTTTTGACTGTCATATTTCTATCAACAAGAAATGTTGCGACCAATCCTTCGCCGCCATATTCAGTCGATATAGGTCTTGGATATGCGGGTCCATAGATATTATGTTGTTTTGTTGTTACTGCTAATAAAGGCAAATTCGTAACATTGCAAAATAAACTAACTAATCTACCTGTATCGCCGTAGTTAGCTAATGATCTAGGCAATTGGACCAGCATTTCAAATCTATTGTTTCTTGCTAATCCTACTTTAGATACTTCAGATTTAAATTGTTCTAAGGAAAATGTACCCATAGATTTTATCCGTATTTTTGTCTTGAATCATACCAGACTTTTTGTTTATTCGCCTTTTCAAATCTTTCTAATGGCAACTGTGATGCTGTTAGCCAGTCCGAATAATTTATTTTTAAAAATTTTGATCTGATATGATTAGTTAGATAACGTTTGACGCATGCTTTTAGCGGTTCTAATTTTGAAGATCCATCTACAATTTTCCATGATATTTCAATTCTGGTTCTTTCACTTATTTTTTCATCTGTAGCATATTCTGAAAGTGCCCCTAGTATTTTAAATCTTAACATATAGGGAATATAGTGCAAATTTAGGCCATAAAATCCATCATCTGTTTTATTAAATGGTAAAACTAATGGTAAACGATCATAATAAGGTAGAGTATCTTTATGTTTAGGGTCATAGTAAAATAGATACATATTACCTGGAATCAAACTAGTAGTTAGTGCGCTGCCTCGCATAATACTACTTTCAGATGTTTGTCCTTTTTTGGTTAGATTATTTATTTGATCTCTATACCAACGAAAAGATCGTTGTTGATCTCTTGAATTCACTGATATAGTATCAAAAACATTTTTAGTTGCCATGTTTGTTTTCTATACCTAAATCTTTTTCAGTTAAAATCATAAATTGTATTTTTCTATCCTCGCAGAATTCAAATGCAGCTTTCCATTTGGCATCGTTTACAGCATATTGCAGAACTTCATCTAAAAATCTTTTTGTCTTTTTCTTAGGTTGTTCTGGGGGTTTTGTGAATCTTTCTGGTTTAATTTCTATTAGATATTTTTGCACTATTCCGTGTTTGTTTTTTATTTTAATATAAAAATCTACAAAATATCTATGAATTTTTTTATCTATAGGCGACACATATGGAATAACGATAACTTCAGACCCCCACTCTATAACAGAATTATTTAAATCGCACCATTTCATAAATTTTAATTCCCACAATGAACGATAAATAACATTGTTAATATCCCCTCGATATTTACTAGGGTTTGTTATTCTGTAACGCCCTTTATAAGTATTTTTATACATGAATAATTATTATAAATAATAATAGGTAATATACCGTCATCTTATATTTATAAGGTAGAATTCATGGCATCTGATAATACTAAAGAACCAGCAAAAATTGATTCTAGAAAATCAAGTTTAACCAATGAAAAAGGTTATAATGTAGGGATTTATCAATATCCTGCAGGGCTAGGTTCATCGCCAGATTTACAGCATTTTATTGCTTTTTATATTAATGTAAGAGGAAAATCTAAATTTGATAAAAATAATACTCTAGGGGTTTTAGCTGAAAATAATACTTCGGGATTAACTTCGGAACAAGCAGGTACATCTTTAAGAAATGCAGGAATAGCTCTAGGAGGTTTAGCTGCAGCCTCGGCAGTAGGTACAATTTCCAAAGCATTGAAAACCCCCGGAAATAAAGTAACAAATATAGGTGCAGCATTTGCAAATTCTAAAGGTCTAGCAACTTTAGGCACTGCGGCTGTTGCAGGTGCAGTAACTTTGGGGCAAATGAATGAATATTTAAAGCCTGACAAAAAAGAAAGATTGAAAGACGTAATTACACTGCACTTACAAGAACGTCCTTCGGTGAAATACGGAATAAATTATTCTGATACAGATTTAGGTATATTAGCTGGATTTTTATCCAAACCAGGATCAGCAGTAGATACCGCAGGTTTTAGTGAAGTTGCGGCACTAGCAGCAACGCAAATTGCAAGATTGCCCTCTGTTATACCTGGCGCTGGCACAACATTGTCAAGTTTAATAGGTGTATCAGCAAGAATTAAAACTAATCCTTTTAGAGAAGTATTGTTTGAATCTATTGACTATAGAACATTTAATTTCAAATACAAATTTTTTCCTAAAAGTTTTAATGAAAGTAGAAATGTAAAAAATATTATAGATAAATTTAAATTACATATGCATCCTGAATTATCTGCGAATAAGTTTTTTTACATTTATCCATCTGAATTTGAAATACGTTACTATTACAAAGATAAAGAAAATACCTATTTTAATAAAATTACAAATTGTGCATTGACAGATATGTCAGTTGAATACGGCGGAGATAAATTTTCTACATTTGATGACGGATCTCCGACTGAAATAACTATGAATTTAACTTTTAGAGAACTACAGCTATTGACAAAAGAGGAAGTAAACAATGGCTTCTAATTTCTTTGAAAAATATCCAAAATTATTATATACATTAGATGACAGAAAAACTGGTCAGGTTGTACCCGATTTATTACGTAGAATTGAATTAGTAGAAGAGTTAAAAACAAATAATTCTTTATATGATCTATATGATGTAAAAGAGGGCGAAACACCAGAAATAGTTGCGGATAAAGTATATGGTGACCCTGGATTATATTGGATAATATTAATGTTAAATGAAATAATTGATCCTCGTTTTGAATGGCCTTTATCTGAAACTAATTTATTTGAATTTACAGCATCAAAATATGGCGGCCCCTTAACTCCATTTGAAATACACCACGGCGAAGGGTATGGCTCAAACGAAATTCAATTAGAAACTAACTTTTTTTTATTAGAAAATTCAACACAAGGTGAACCTATTAGATTATTATTTGAAAGTGATGATATAGCTAATAGAACACCTATATCTAAATTAACAAATCCATTAATTGATGAATACATAACGAATTTAGATTATGAAAGCAGGGAAAATGAGAAACGTAGAAGAATTAAAATACTTAGATCAGAATTACTTCCCGAATTAATAACAAGTTTTGAAACACTAATTAAGAAATAATGGCAGACAACACAGGATTATCAAGTGCAGGTGATGTATTAGTAGAGGATCTATACCTAGTATCATCTACGGGTACTTATATTTTTGTTTTGGATTATCTTGTAGAACTTAATATCTATGAAGATATCTACTCTAATTATATGAGCGGACAAATAATGTTATCAGATAGTGCAAATCTGATAAAAAATCTGCCAATTATAGGAGAAGAATATTTAGTTGTTAAAATAACAACACCATCTTTTCCATCATCAATACAAAAAACCTTTAGAATATATTCCATATCAGATAGAACATTGGCAAGTGATACAGGAACACAAACCTATATTCTTCATTTTTGTTCTAATGAGGCATTTAATGATAGTATTACTACATTATATAAACCCTTTAAAGGCAAACTTGATGAGTTAGTAGAAAAATTATACAAAGAATATATAGAAACAAATCGAAATTATATTGTTACATTAAATGGCTTAGTGGAAGATGATACGAAAACTCCTCTTGTGCTTCTAAATCCCACAGAAAATTCCACAAAATTTGTTAGTCCGGGATGGTCGCCTTTTAAATGTATAAATTGGTTATCAAAATTTGCAAAACCGCAGACAGGAAAAGCATGTAATTATTTGTTTTGGGAATCAAATAAACAATTTTATTTTGGCAATATAGAAAAAATATTTGAATTAGCAGAAGATGATAATTCTCCAGTGAATATTGGCATATACAATTATTCACCTCCAGGAACGAAAAATACATCTGATGTTAATTCAAGAATGTTTTTAATTGAGGAATTAAATATTACAAAGACATCTGATAATCTTTTAAGTAATGAGTCGGGTTATTTAGCGAGTAGATTTATATCATTGGACTTAATTAACAAAACTTTTGAAATTAAAGAATATGATCATGTCAGTGAATATGATAATTATACTCATTTAGCGAAAAAGAATATGGATTATCCTCTGTTTAATAAATCTACAATAAGAGAACCTAAAAATTATACTGTTGTATATCCTACACATCCGAAATTATTTAATAACATAAAAGACAATGTTAACGAAACGGTAAAGGATACATTTGGAAATAGAAAATCTAATATTTTAGAATTACAAAATTTAAAAATGACGGTTACGGT